AAAGCTAGAAGTATATCTATGCGAAACAAAAACAAAAAAAAGAAAGGAAAAGCATAATGCCTACAGATAAAGCTAGTTATGGAGAAAAGAAAACAATGTTAAAAGGTAAGCAAAAGAAATTACCTGAGGGATTGAAGAAAAAGATTCTTGCTTCTATGATGAAGAAGAAGAAAAAGAAAAGTGCGTAAATACTGGGTGCGTGTTTGGGTAAGAGGCGAAACAGAATTATTAGAAGAAGAAGTTTTGACCGAAGAAGAGTTTAAAAATTTTTTAACCCCAAAAGGTACTAGAGTAACATACGAGGATTACAATGACAAAATTCACACCAAAGACAAACAGCCCTGATGGCAGAAACAACTCAAAGGAAAACTATGAAAGTTCGAGAGCAATCAGAAAAAGATCAAAGCAAGAACAAGAAGTCTATGACTCCATTGCAAAAGAATCAAGCAAGAGCGGAGAAGATACTTCAGAACGAAGCAACTGAACAGAATACTAGACGACAACGACAAATAGATCAGTATGTTGAAATGAAAATGATTAAAGGTCATTCAAAAGAAGATGCTGAAAGAATGGCAAAAGAACAAATTACTACTAGAGAACTATGAGTACTGCTAAGAAAACAAAACCATCATTATGGAAAAGAATTGTTGCTAGAATAAAATCACAAGCATCACATGGTACAAGGGCTGGACAATGGTCAGGAAGAAAAGCCCAAGCGGCAGTAAAGGCATATAAGAAAGCAGGTGGTGGTTATTCAGGAGCAAAGAAGTCAAGCAACTCATTATCTAAATGGTCTAAGCAAAAATGGAGAACTAAGTCAGGTAAGAAGTCATCAAAGACAGGAGAAAGATATTTACCTGAGAAAGCAATCAAATCTTTATCTGCAAGAGAATATGCTCGTACTACTGCTAAGAAAAGAAGAGATAAAGCAAAAGGTAAACAGTTTAGTAAACAACCAAAGTCAATAGCAAGAAAAGTAAAAAAATATAGATCGTGAGTATATATTCAACAATACCTTTACGAGATTTGCAAAGACTTAGGATTGTTGTAAAGAATAATCATATGAAACATTATCCCAAAGAACAAGTTACAGACAAAGAAGCAGATAGGATAATAGAAAGCATTACTCCTCAAACAAGAGATAAATTAATTAAGTTGGCTGTAGATTATGGGATCACTGAATTATAAACCTGATGGACAGGTTCTAAAAAATTTTTTAAAAGATAATGATTTTTTTAGAGGACTAAGAGGGCCTGTTGGTTCTGGTAAATCTGTTGCTTGTTGCATAGAAATTATTAGAAGAGCATTAATACAAAAACCATCTGAAGATGGTAAAAGAAAATCAAGATGGGCTGTTATAAGAAATACAAACCCACAGTTAAGAACTACTACAATTAAAACTTGGTTAGATTGGTTTCCTGAAGAAGAATGGGGTAGGTTTCAATGGAGTGTACCTTATACTCATAGAATATCAAAAGGAGATGTAGAACTAGAAGTTATCTTCTTAGCACTTGATAGACCTGAAGATGTAAAAAAATTATTATCATTAGAACTTACTGGTGTATGGATTAATGAAGCAAGAGAAATACCTAAGTCAATTGTAGATGCTTGTTCAATGAGGGTTGGTCGTTATCCATCTATGAGAGATGGTGGCCCAAGTTGGTATGGAGTTATAGCAGATACTAACCCACCTGATACAGATCATTGGTGGGCTATACTTGCAGGAGAAACTGTCATACCTGATTACATTACAAAGCAAGAAGCTAAGATGTTAGTTAGACCTGATAACTGGAAATTTTTTAATCAACCACCTGCTATGTTAGAAGTTAAAAACAAAGACAATGAAGTAGATGGTTATGATATTAATAACAAGTCAGAGAATCAAAAGAACTTAACACCTAACTATTATAAAAATATTATACGAGGTAAAACTAAATCTTGGATTGATGTTTATGTTTTAAATAAACTAGGACAAGTAGAAGATGGTAAACCTGTATATGAATCATTTAATGATGAAGTTCATGTAGCAAAAGGAGATTTAGCTATTGCAGAGGGTGTTCCAATATTTGTAGGTATAGACTTTGGACTTACACCTGCTTGTGTATTTGCACAGCGTATTCGTAGTAGATGGGTAATTATAGATGAATTAGTTGCAGAAGATATGGGTATAGTAAAGTTTTCAGATGTTATGAAACAACATATGGCAAAGTATTTACCTAGAGATTTTTATATATATGGCGATCCTGCTGGAGATCATAGAGTACAAACAGATGAATCTACACCATTTCAAATACTAAGAGGTAAAGGTATTCATGCAAGACCAGCACCATCTAATGATGTGTTAATAAGATTAGAATCAGTTAATTCAGTATTATCAAGAATGGTAGATGGAGAATCAGGTATATTGCTTGATCCTAAATGTACTAATTTAATTAGAGGCTTTGCTTGTGGTTAGCATTATAGACGACTTCAGGTATCAGGAGAAAGATATGATGAGAAGCCAAATAAGAATAGATTTTCTCATATTCATGATGCACTCCAATATTTATTATTAGGAGCAGGAGAGGGAAGAGCATTGACTATTGGAAAGAAATCTAATAAACCTGTAGTTGCGAAGAGGAACTTCAATGTATTTGATGTTAAACCTAAAAGCGTTTACGAAAGGAGAAGATAAACAATGTGTGCAGGCCCATTTAAACCAAAAGCACCTCCACCACCTCCACCACCAGTAGAGGAAGAGAGTGTTAGACAACAAAGAAAAAGATTAAGAACGCAAGAGATGGCTGAAAAGAAAAAATTAAAACAAGAACAGTTTGAAGAAAGAGTTGCGGCTTATACTGGTAGAAGAGGTAGAAGATCACTTCTAACAGGAAGAAGAGGTGGACAAGGTTTTGAAATAGCGGCAACCCTTATGTCTAAAGATACTTTAGGAGCATAATGGTCGTTGAAGTAAAACCACAAAGACAAGAAGAGTATTCTGACTCTGGTGTTAGGAAACTACTTGGTAGATACGCTCATGCAAAAGCTATCAAGGATATGTGGCTTCCTACATTTGAAGAGTGCTATGAATATGCTTTGCCACAAAGAGAATCTTTTTATCCTGAATCAATTGGTAGAAGAAGATCAGATCGTATCTTTGATGAAACAGCAGTAGTTGGTGTACAAGAATTTGCATCAAGATTACAAGCAGGTATAGTTCCTAACTATGCAAGATGGGCAGACTTTGTTGCAGGATCAGAAGTTCCAAAAGATAATCAAAGAGAAGTTAATTTATTATTAGATGAAGTAACTGAGTATGTATTTGAAATATTACAAAACTCAAACTTTTCACAAGAAGTACATGCAACATTTTTAGATTGTGCAGTAGGTACTGGTGTACTTTTAGTAGAAGAGGGAGATGCAATACAGCCAGTTAAATTTAAAGCAATCCCATTACCACAAGTAGTTTTAGATTCAGGGTTTGATGACAAAGTAGATCATGTCTTTAGAAAAAGAATGATTAGAATGAAAGAATTATTAATTGCATATCCTAATGGTACACTATCTGAAAAGATGAAGATGGATATGGAAAAGATGGGCGAAAAAGAATGTGAAATAATAGAAATAGTTTATAGAGATTACAGTAATACAAAAGAAGAACAATATAAATTTTGTGCAATAGCATCTATGTATGAACATGAAATAGCATCACAAACATTTAAAGGTTTAGGTTCTAATCCATATATTATTTATAGATGGTCTAAAGTTGCAGGAGAAGTTTATGGAAGAGGGCCTTTACAATTAGCATTACCAGCAATTAAAACTTCTAACTTAGTTATAGAATTAATTTTAGAAAATGCACAAATGTCTATTTCAGGAATGTATCAGGTAGAAGATGATGGAGTTATAAATGTAGATAACATATCACTAATTCCAGGCACTATTATTCCAAAAGCTATGGGATCATCAGGACTACAACCAATAGCACCAGCAGGTAATTTTAATGTTAGTGATTTAGTATTAAGAGATATGAGAACTAATATTAAGAAAGCATTATACAATGAAATGTTAGGAGTACCAAATGAAAAAACTCCTATGTCTGCAACAGAAGTAGCTGAAAGAATGGCTGATCTATCAAGACAAATAGGTTCTGCATTTGGTAGATTACAAGCTGAATTAGTTAATCCTGTATTGCAAAGAGTAATATATATTTTAAAGAAACAAGGTAGAATTAAAATACCAGTAGTTAATGGTAGAGAAATAAAAATAAAATCTTCATCTCCATTAGCACAAGCACAACATCAACAAGATGTAGCAACATTAGATAGATTCTTAGGAATGGTACAACAAAGAGTTGGGCCACAATTATTAAATGTTTTAATTAAACAAGATGAGGCGGCTAAGTTTGTTGCTAAGAAGTTGGGAGTGCCTGAAGAATTAATTAGATCGCCTGAAGAAATGCAACAGGCGGCACAACAGTTTCAAGAAATGATGGCACAACAGCAGGGGGGAAGTCAAGGAGAACCACAGCAATAATGAGAGTGTCATGCATAATTCTGTACTTGTAATAAGTGATCTTCATATTCCCTATCATCACAAAGATTCTTTTAGGTTTTTAAAAGCAATTAAAAAAGAATTTAAACCTGATACTGTAATTAATATAGGCGATTTATTAGATTTCCATGCAATATCAATGCATGAACATAATCCTGATTTACCTAGTGCAGGACATGAATTAGATATAGCTAGAGAATATGTAAAAGAATTAGAGGGTATATTTCCTGAAGTAACAGAAGTAGATTCTAATCATAGTAGTTTAGTTTATAGAAGAGCATTAAAGTTTGGAATGTCAAAACAATTCCTAAAACCATATGGAGAGTTTCTTGGAACTCGTAAATGGAAATGGACAGATGACATAACATTAAAATTAAGTAATGGTAAAAAATGTTTCTTTACACATGGTAGAGCGGCAGACATTTTAAAAGTTTCACAGACAATGGGTATGAGTGCAGTACAAGGACATTATCATACAAAGTTTGTTATATCTTATTGGGCTAACCCTGATGATATATTCTTTGGTATGAATGTAGGTTGTCTTATCAATCAAAAGTCTATGGCTTTTTCATACGCAAAAAATTTTCGTACAAGATTTATTATTGGATGTGGAATAATACTAAATGGAATACCAAGACTACTTCCAATGGTATTAGATAAAAATGGTAACTGGATAGGAGAAATAGTATGACAGATAAAATAAACCCTGAGTATTATCAAAAGGGAGAATGTACTTGTGGCAGAAAATTACAAACATATGATTATGTAAAAAATTTACCATATGCAGATGCTACATCTATTAAATATATTATTCGCCATAGAGATAAAGGTGGTGCTACTGATATTAAAAAAGCTATATGGTTTTTAAAAAAGATATTAATAGATGAGTACAAAGAAACCGAATAAACCTATAGTTGTAGGAGATAAACGATATTATAAATATCTTATAGTATGGGAAGATATTGTTGGAGATAGTACAATTACAGATTACAATGAGTTTAATAATATGCATTGTGCATTAATACATACAGAAGCATATATATTTAAAAAAACTTCTAAATATGTTTATTCTTTTGGTAGTTATCAAAATGAAAATGGAGAGATAGGATTTGGGGATAGAAATATTTACCCTAGAAGTGTAATCAAAAAGATGGTAAGGATATAATAAGAATGGAAGCAGAACAAAAAAATAAAGCCCTTATAGGATTGGATAACTTTAAAAGAAGTTCTGATGATGAAGAAAAACTAAATAGTGCATTTACAGCATTGTTTAGCACTGACATTGGCATGTCGGTTCTCCAATACCTAAAGTCAATTACCATTGAGTCGGTAGCTGGGCCTGAAATATCTGACCATGCTCTAAGACATTTAGAGGGGCAAAGATATGTTGTTGGGTTAATACAGCGTAGAGTCAATAAGGGT